GCCCGATTGACGGCACGGCTATGCTTGCCGCATGAGTCGCCTCCTTTTGCTTGCCACCCTGGCCGGCGCCCTGGCCGGCTGCAGCACCCACCGACCCTGTCCGCCGGTACCACCCAAGCCACCCGGCCCGCGGGCCGGAGCCACCCACACCGTGACGCTGGCGTGGGACCCAGGCGACGCGACCGGAACCACCGCACTGACCACCGGCTACAACATCCGGTTCGGCGCCGCCAGCGGAACCAAGACCAACACGGTGGACGCCGGCACCAACCTGACGGTCATGATCACCGGCCTGGAAGCTGGGGTGACCAACTACTTCGTCGCCACCGCCTACGGTACCAGCAACGGCACCAATGCCGAGAGCGCGCCCAGCAACGAGCTCGCCTATGCCCCGCCGGCCCCGGACATCATCACGCTGATGATCACAGCCATGACGGACACCAGCGTGAGCCTGGCCTGGACGGAGAGCGAGCCCGCCGGCAACGCCAGCTACTTGCTCCAGGTTTGGCCCAGCAGCGATCGCTCCAACCTGTGGGGACTGGCCATCCCCGGCACCGTAAAGGGATTCAACCTCGACTGGCTGATCCAGGCAGACACCGATTACAGCTTTCGCATCGCCGGCACCGACCTGAGCGGAACCAACCTGACGACCGCCTGGTCCGGTACCGTGAGCTGCCACACACCCGCCAGCGCCGAGCCGCCGCCGCCACCGATTAGCCTGCGAATCCAGAGCGCACTCACCGCCGAAGGACCCTGGGAAGACCTGACCAACCAGCCGCCCATCACGATCACCAACGTGCCCCCCGGCCCCATGCAATTATTCCGCCTGCAGATCAAGCGCCCAGCGCCCGGCCCGTAGCCCCCTGGCGTTGACCGGCGCCGCCTTGGCAGAATGCCGGTTGACTACTATCCGAACAAAAACGTCCTGGAGCTGGTCGCCCTCCTGGGCAAACTGCAGACCCGCCAAACCGCTGGCGCCCTCACCGAGGTGACGGCCGCGGGCGTGCGCACTGTGCGCGCCGCCGGAGCCGCCGCCGGCAATTCCCGGACCGAGACGGAGATCAAGCGCGTCCTGTACAGCCTCTACGTCCGCACCATAGGGACAGACGACGCCGACACCTATCCCAACCCCTACGCGAGCATGATCCGCCGGACCCGCGCGCGCTATACCCTGAGCTGAACCCCATGCGCCAAGCCATCCGACGACCCTCCACGATCCTGGCCCCAAATGGCAAACCAGCCGCCACTTTCCTTTATCCCACGCCGCGATTCAACCTGCGCCAGTACAAGCCACGCTTCTGGCTCAGCGCCAGCACCAAAGCCAACGTCGGGGAATACGACCGCTGGGAGCTGGTGAACTACAGCCGACAACTCTTCGCGCAGATCGGCAACCTCTCCACCGCCATCAAGGAAAAGAATTCCTGGGCGTTTGGCGACGCCTGGGATGCCCACTACGCCGGACGCAACCCGGCCTGGGGACAGGAAGCCGAGGAATTCCTGCGCAACCAGTTCTACCCGATGTGCAACATCCGCGGCCCGCAGTTTGACCTAAAGACCAGCCTGGCCGTGAGCGGACAAATGTGGGACATCGATGGCGACGACGTGATGGTCATGACGCAGAGCGCCAATGGCTTTCCCCTCCTGGCCTTCTACAGCAGCACCCGGATCGGACAGACCGCCACCGGCCCGCGCGGATCGATGCAGGAGAACAGCACGGTCCAGGGAGGACAATTCTCCGGCGCAAAGATTTTCGACGGCATCATCCTGGACCGCAACGACCGGATGATCGGCCTGCGCCTGACCAGCGAGGACGGCACCTGGACCGACGTGGCGAGTTACAACTGCGACCTGGCCTATTTACCCGATTGGCACGACCAGGCCCGAGGCATCCCGCGAATTGCCACGAGCCTCCTGCGCTGGATGGATCTCCAGGACATAGACGACTTCCTGCGCCGCGGAATGAAACGCGCCGCCTCGATCGGTTTGAAATTCAAGAAGGAAGAAGGGGAGGCCGGCCTGGGCAACGAAGTGATCACGGTCGAGGAAGACACCCTGGTCCCAGCCGGCGCCGGCACGCCGCTGAACACGGACCCGCAGATTGCCTATGAGGAAATCGAAGGGGGAGAGATGTATTACCTCTCTTCGACCACCGGAGAGGAAATCGATGCCCTCAAGTACGAGAACCCGCATCCCAACGCCGAGGCCTTCATCGAGCGCGTGGTCCGGGAAGCCGTCGCTTCGGTCGGCTGGCTTTTGGAGCTGCTCGACCTGAGCAAGACCGGACGGGCGCCCACGCGCCTGGCCTGCGACCTGGCCAACCAATCGATCTGGAAACAGCAACGCGCAGCACAGCGCCGCGCCAAGCGCGCCATCAGCTACGCCATAGCCAAAGGCATGAAGGAAGACTTCGTGAGTAAGAACCAGGATGGGCTTGATCCCTACCTGTGGGAATTCGGCCTGCCCAAGCAGATCAGCGTCGACGCCGGCAACGACCAGGCCGCGATCCGGGAGAACCTGAAGCTGGGACTCACCAGCAAGACCATCGAGGCGCAGAAAGGCGGATACCACCGCCGGGAGATTTTACGCAACCGCGTCGACGAAATCCTCGAAATGGTCGAGGCCGCCGAAGCGATCGCCGGCAAGAAACCCCAGCTCGGCTTTGACCGCGCGATGGACCTGCTCGAACAACGCAACCCCAATGGCACGCCCATGCCCAAGACAGGAACGCCGGCGACCGGCGGATCCTCCGGCAAACCGCCACCGCCCGCCCCGAACAAATAGCCCGCTATGAAGTACCACCAGATCATGACGGCCCTGATGGAGGAACCCCTCCTCCTCACGCCCGCCGCCCACGCCAGCCTGGTCCGCCTTTTTGACGAACACCGCGGACAGAGCGCTGAAGAATTCCAGAGCCGCCGCGAAGGCGTCGACCTATGCGGAGAGGAAGTCGAGCTGGAGCAAATGGAGATCATCGACGGGATCGCCCACATCCCCATCGGCGGCCCCATCGGGAAAGGCTTCGGCAAATTCGAGAAGGGCGCCGGCGCCGTCGATGTGGATGACGTCCGCAGCGAGCTTGACCAGGCCGAACAGGACCCGTTGGTCCGCGCCATCATCCTGGACATCGACAGCCCCGGCGGAATGGTCAAAGGCACCCCGGAACTGGCGGACCGCGTCGCCGCCTGCGACAAACCGATTTACACCTTTTGCGCCGGGTGCATGTGCAGCGCCGCGTATTGGATCGGGAGCGCCGCCGACATGATCTGCGCCACCAAGACCGCCGACATCGGATCGATCGGCGTCTATTGCGCGCTGGTGGACAGCTCCGAGCGCTACAAGGCCATGGGCGTGAAGGTCGACGTCATCGCCGCCGGCAAATACAAAGGCGCCGGCATCCCCGGCACCGCCCTGAGCCCAGACCACCGGGAGCAGCTCCAGAACTGGATCAATGAAACCGCCGCCATGTTTTACGAGCACGTCCAGGCCATGCGTCCGGACGCGAGCTTGGAGGACATGCAAGGGCAGGTTTTCAAAGCGAAAAGCGCGATGGCCCGCGGACTGATCGACCAGGTCGTCGACGGCAAAGAGGACGTGGTCGCCCTTCTCGGATAGAGGCAGAAATCCGAGCGCCCGCGTTGACAACCTTGCTGTTACCGAAACGAACCGCGAGCGAGCGAACGAAAAACAAAACATGCAACTGCCCGACTTCATAACCAAGGCCACGGGCTTCTTCACTAAAGCAGAGGCCCACTTTACCGCGGAGGAAAAGCTGACCCAGGCACAGAGCCGGATCACTGAGCTGGAGAGCTCTGCCGCCGCGCACCTGGTCACGATCGCCGCGCGCGACGCCACGATTAAGGACCTGACCGCGACCGGCGCCACCGCCGCCACGCAGATCGCCACGCTGACCACCGAACTGGCCGCCGCCAAGGCCAAGGCCAACCAGGTCATCGCCGATCAGGGACTCACCGCCGATTTGCTGCCGGCAGCCGACACCAAGACCGGAACACAGACCCCGCCCGCTACCGCCTGGGACAAATACCAGACGCTCCTGGGCAAGGACCCGCGCGCCGCCGGCACCTTCTACGCCACCGATGGCGACAAGATTCTGGCCAGCCGCCCGAAGTAACCCGAACACACGACGACACGAAACCAACCACACCCCAATGAATAAGCCCTTTGCCCGATTCGCCGCCCTGGCCCTGGCCTTCCTGGCCGCCGCCACCCTTTGCCTGCACGGCCAGGTTGTCCCAGGCGCTGTCCTTTTCGGCACCGCCGCCATTTTCCTGGCACCCTACCGGACCAGCGCCGGCGCCATCCTGGGCGTCAACACGCTCGGCACGCTAGCGACCGCCACGATCGTCCAGGAGGCCCTGGCCCTGGTCTTCACCAAGCGCCCGATCCTCAACTCGATCAGCATGGGATTCACCGACCGCGACGGGAGCCCGATCGCGCAATACGGCCAGGCCGTAATCACCCGGACCAAATCCATCCCCACGGTCGGAAACGCCACCGACGCGGACCCGATCAGCGCAACCAGCGACGCCGACGTGAGTGTGACGCTTAACAATTTCAAGAAACTTTCCTACACCTTCACCGCCGTCGAGTACAGCAGCACGAGCCGCGACCTGATCCGCGAGCGCGCCGAACCGATGGCGGTCGCCATGGCCAACTACATGGTTGACCAGATCGCCGCCCTTTGGACGGTCGCCAACTTCCCGGACCGCGTCGGAGCCGACGCCGTGGCCAACGGCGCCACCAAGACGGTAACGACCCTGGGCGCCGGCTGGGATTACTCCCACCTGGTGAGCACCCGCGCCACCTTGAACAAGGCAGGCGTCCCGGATGTGGATCGCTTCTATGTCGGCAGTTCCGACGTTTACGCCAGCATGCTGGCGGACTTGCGGATCGTCGG